AGTTAGCTAGTGCAAACTGATCTTGCATGGCTTGGCCTCTTCTTGCCGCTGCATCTGCAAAAGCTTGTTGTTGTAGTTGTGCTACGATGCCTGCTCTACCTGCTGTAGTGTCAGCCATATATTGACCTTGTAATGCACCTTGTCTACCGCCACCGAACGCACCAGATGTATAAGCTTGATCGGCAATATTTTGCATACCGCCTTGTCTGGATAAATCATACTGTCTTAGTGTTTCATCAATTACACCTTGTTGATAAGGTGACATAAATGATGCAATAGATCCAGCCCCGGTCCCTGCTCCAGGTCCCGTGAGTGTTTGTGCTTGTGTTAAAAAAGGTTGATAGCCACCAATACCTTGTGTTGCAAGGTTGATTGCTTGTGTTTGTAAAGGATCTTCACCAGCAACAAATTGTCTTCCGGTAAATGTACCTGTATTAATAGGCGTAGACGTACTTGCCGTTAGCTGACGGGCAAAATCTTTAGCGGATGATTCTAAATAATCTGGTAATGCCATTATGCTATTCTACTCTCCAACATTTGTGCTTGGTTAAACATGTCTTGTGCAGGGTTTTCTTTACCCTGGGACTCTTCTGATATAGTACCACCTGCTTCTAAATTGTCCATCATATTTTGCATAACCTCTGCACCTTTATCAATATCTCCCTCACCTGCATTTCTTACAGCATCTGCTGTAAATACAAATTCATTCTTGCTAAGTCTAGCCGGCACATCGTCTGCTCTTTCCTCAGCTCCTAGTGGTACAAAACCACCTTCTCTGTAGTCTTTTTCTAGACCACCTAAATCCATAAGACCGCCATCAGCTTTTCTGTTTCTTAAAGCGTCATAAATCATTCTTGATTCTTCGTCCATCATACCGGTCTCTCCACCTGTATAGTAATCTTGGCTTGCTATAAAGTCATCCGCACCTTTACTACCTATTCGTAATCTTTGAGTAATTATGTCTAAGGCTCCTTCATCTAAAGCATTGATAGAGTAACTACCATCTGCATCTTTAGTAATGTCATAACCCTCTTCAATTAAATCTTCCATAACTTTTACGGCTTTTCTTGATTTAGGTGTAATAAAAACATCTTGACCAACAGGTTGTGCTTGCGGTCCAAAATCTGTCATGACGTCTTCATCACGTATTTGAACACTTATATCTGCATCATCAAATAAAGATTTAAATTTACCTACGCCAGCTTTAACCATTTCACCCATTTTTTGACCAGCTTTTATAGCTAATCCTGGTAATCCAAATGCTGAACCACCTAGTCTGTATCCGGCTCTACCACCATCAGCAGCGTAAAAAGAACTTCTTACAGCTGATTTAGGAGGCATAAAATATAATGCAGAGTTTGTTGGATCTCTGTAGTATGCTCTAGCTTGATCTCTGACATTTTCTACATCTGCTTGTGCCATAGTAACTGGAGTGCCTTCATCAACTTCTTCATCATCACCACCCATAAAAAATGGAGCTGCAATTGCTGTAGCACCTAGACCTGTCAGCGCTGTTCTACCTAAACTAAAACCACCTGTTTTAGGATCAAAAAATAAACTACCAAATGGACTTTTAGATAATGCACTACCTTTTGTAAAAGCAGCACCTAAATTACCTAGTACTGCGCTTGGTGCATATGTGGATAGTTTAGCCAAAGAACCTAATCCTTTACCTGCCCCAAGAGCACCTAAACCACCTGTAACACCATATAATAATGCAGCTTTACCTAACGGTGATTTAACAACTTTTTTAACAGCTCTTTTAGCTTTTTTAACTAATTTACCTAAGAAATATCCTTGTCTCTGGTCTTCGAGACCCATAATGCCGCCCATGT